CAACCATTGAACCCAGCACCTAATTTATATTTGTTTATAATCTCTTTTGCTTCAGTCGAATATCCATAGTCACATATGGATTGATTAGTAGCTAGTTCTTTAAGATGATATCTATTCTTTTTCTTTTCAATTTTATATCCACCATTTTTATGTTCATATATTTTATGTCTCATTTAAAATCCTCAAAAAGTTTGCGACGATCTGGATCATCATTATTGCCACTAGGTGTGTCGTCATTCATAAGACCTACTTGAGCTGACTGCTCTACATCATACAATAACATTTTAGCTTTGTCAACACCTAATATAAATCTTCTGTACAAACCTGGATCACTATACCTATTCTTCAACTGCTTAACTTGGAACTGACCTAATTGATCTAGTTCCTCTGTTGCAATAATAGCAAACATAAAGTCAGCAGTAGCTGGTAATCCAAATGACTCAGAAGTATCTTCTAGCCCAATATCTGAGCTACTAAATCCAGACCTAGTAGTTTGTGTAGCTGATACAACTGGAACATTAAACTCCACAGCCAACCCTCTTAGTTCTTCAGCAATAGCTTTTACGTAAGTATAAGAGTTAACACTAGCACCGTATTTAATTCTTGATGACATACATATGTTCAGATAATCTATATAAATTATATCAGGAACAATGTTACGTTTCATTTTTAGTTCATTTAAAAGATGTCTAAAATGATTAGACCCAGCACCAGCAGTAGGATATTCTTTTATGATTATCTTGCCTGTAGTTTTATCTTTTATTCTATTTAATTTTTTATCATATGCTTCTTTAGGTAATACAGATAACTCATCCATAGTTACACCCATCAAATTAGCATCAATACGTTCAGCAATCTTTTCTTCAGCCATCTCCATAGTAATGTATAATACGTTCTTACCATCTAACATATTAGCTGCTGCACAATGACACATGAATAGAGACTTACCTACTCCAGTACCAGCCAGGCAGATATTTAATGTCTTTTTAGATAGACCACCTTTAGTAATTTTATTAAACCAATCAAGGTTGAATGGCAGCTTATGTTCTTTTCTATGATAGAATTCAAACCGCTCATCTGCGTCCCCAATGAAGTCATGTCCAATGTGAGGATCAAATGTAACTGAAAGTGCATCAGTTAGTAGTGTGGGTATGTCACCCTTTTGAGTCTTAGTCTTACCATCTAGTATTTGAATAGACTCCATAATAGCATTATAGATCGCTTGGTGTTGACAGAACTTTTCTGTCTCGTCAACTAACCATTCTATATCAGTATTGCCGGGCACCATACCCTGAACGTATTTAGAAATAGTGGAATGTTGATCTTCATTAAGATCAGTTCTATTATCTAAATCTACCTTAATAGACTCTAAATTAGGACACTTATTATACTTGTCTATATAATTATTGATTACTTCAAATATAACTTTTTCAGTATGATCTTTAAAATATTCATCTTTTATATAAGGTTTAGCTGTACGTACAAAGTCATCACTATTAATTAATCCTTCAAGTATTTTTTGTGTTATCATATATCACCTCCATGAAACCATCCTAATAAACTATATCTTGTTCCTGCTGTAACCTCTTTAACTCTATGCCATTTACCTGAACTATAAATCATACCATGTCCAGCTTTTTTGTCAGCTGTATAATATGGTTTAATTGTCTCTATAAAAATTGCACCACCTGCTTGTACTCGTTCATAATAACTTTCTGCATCAGTTATATTTTTAATTTGTTTTTGACCATCAGCATCTATCCCAAACTGTAATTCACCACCCTCATAATCTGTATTTAAATGTATGGCTGTACTAAAAAGACTATCACCATCTCTATCAACATGCCATTGTATATAACCATCTACAGGATATCTTGTAACTATCAGACCATGCATAGTTTTAATTTGTTTACCATGCTTTGCAGCATAATCGTTCACTAATTCAAATTGCTCTTTGCATAAGATATCGTCCCTCGGAAGATACGCATCCTCTAACTCAGCAAGTCCATTATCTAAATATCTAGGTACACTATATGGAGCAACATAATCTGGTATAACTTTTGTTTTCTTACTTACAGTCTTACCTGTTTTTTTCTGATGTTGAAACCAGTCAATTAATCCATCACATTGATCTATAGTTAAAGTGTTAAACGGTTCCATAAGTAAATTCAGTTTTACAGGCTTCATCTATTTGCTTTAATATCTCTTCAGTAAAATACTTCTCAGGATCTTTTAGTATCTGCTTACCATATAACTTAGATTCACCCATTTCATATCTATTACCAGACTTCTTAAATATACCATGCTTCTCACCAAACTCTAGTAACCCATAGTATCTGTCTAATCCACCTGTATAGGATAATAACACCTCTGCTTGTGTATTCTCTTTTGCTATCCTTGATTTAAACATTTTAGCTTTAATAATGATACCAGTAATCTCAGTACCATCTCTTACTTTCTTCTTAGAAAGGTATGCAATAGTAGAAGCTGCGTATTTTAACCCTGAACCACCACCCATCTCTTTCATAGGCATGTACGAGCCAATTACCTCGTAAACATGGTTTGTAACGATCATAGGCACGCCTATTTTTGCTAACTTTAGTGTAAGCACTCTAAAGGCACCTTTGATCAATTGAGACTTAGTCATATCACGTACATCTTTACCTTCAGTAGTATCAGCTACTTCTTTCTCAGTAGATAATAAACCTAGACTATCTAATATAAACAACATAGGAGGTCTATCTGGAGACTTCTCATACATGTCAATAGTCTTCATAGCATGTGTTCTAAATTTCTGTATAGTATCTGGTTGGGATATAATAACACGAGAAGTATCTACTCCTCTTTCTTCCATCATCTGTTTTGTCACAGCTGCTTCAGTATCATAATATACTATACCACCATCCGGATTGTCCAATAGGAATTGCTTAGCAACACCTAATACAAAGAACGTCTTCCCAGTTGCAGATTCACCTGCAAAGGCAGTTATTTTATTATTAGGTATTCCACCAAATATAGAACCAGACATTACAGCATTAAGCATATAGCTGCCTGAATCTATTGTACCGCCAAATTCAGCAGCACCCTTACCATCACCCATTATAGATGTATCTTCATCTTTCATATCATCTACTAAATTACGAAAAAAGTCACTCATAGCGATCACTCCACTGTTATAATATCTTATTGTATATCTAAATGATAGTCAGGTCAACTAGCTTTTGTATAATATTGTTAACTTATCTCTAAACTGTTCAACTTTATTATGACGACCTGGCCAATAGATATATTCTTTTTCTGGGTTCTTTTGAAGGTTGTTCAAAAGTGGTATCACAGCATTATACATCTTATCCATTTTAGCTTGTATACTCTTTGTTTCAGCAACTGCTGTTGCAGCTCCTGATGATGTTTGTTGAAGTTTTGATTCTACTTTTGTAACTGCTTCTAATTCATTTTCGTCTACAATTGAAAATCCAAAATCAAAATCATCTAAACTCATTTCTGTCTTCGTTACCATTTTCTTCTCCTATGTCCAAAAATCTTCTAGTGTTAACATATGCTCTACTTTCCACTCAGCAGCGTCTGCTACTGTCTTTATAGGATCTAAGAAAGATTTACTGAACTGTTTCTCGTAGTCTATATATTTATCCAGACCAAATTGCTTAGGCAGTGTACTTGGTACAGATATTACATGTTCTCTTGAAGGATTAGGTAATTTAAGATATGCAAATTTTATCTTATCACCTTGATTTACTAAATCATACTTTCCTATTAAATTATGATCTAATAGCATATTATTAAATGTTATAGATCCTCTAACATGAATAGGACACCCCTTTTTAATGAGAAACCTGTTTTGCGAGATTTCTTGCCATTTAGCAAGATTTGATACTCCTCGAGGAAAAGCTATATCTTCAAACGGTAGAGCAAAAAACTCTTTTCTAAAGTTCTCTATAAACTCTATAAAGCGAGCTTCATTCTCGTTCAGCAATATCCTCAGCGCAGATTTCATTGCCACCCTACAGAAGTTTGGAGTCGACGACCTAACCGATTCAAGACCCATCACCTTCTGTTGAGGTACTTTATATCTAAAGCCTTCCATGTCCCATACGTTAAGAGCATAATGCTTCTTGGATGTCCACACACCTCTATCAGCTATCACTTCTCTCTTCATTACCATTCGTTGTGCATATGCATTAGTATACTCAGCTAACTCACCATACCACTCCTCAATTTTAGGTTCAAGTGTATCTTTAA